TCAAACCTTACAAGCCTGGTTTCGTATATTTTTCGCCGCCTGACTACCAGGGGGGTTGCCAGTATATTGAAATGGAAACCGAAATTTCAAATTTTCACTTAAACTCGCTACTCAATGGCATGTCGCCGTCGCTCTTAATGAATATGAATAGCGGCATACCAGACGAAGACACGCAGCGCGAAATTGAGCAAAAAATTTACCAGAAATATACTGGTACGTCAAACAGCGGCAGAATAATTTTAGCTTTTAACAATGGCGCTGAAGAGCAAGCGACTATCGAAACCGTACAGCTGTCAGACGCTCATCAACAATACGAATTTTTAAGTCGAGAGAGCGGCGCGAAAATTTTAGTTAGCCATAGAATTACAAGTCCATTGTTGCTGGGGATTAAAAGCGACGGCAACGGTTTTTCGTCAAATGCCGACGAGCTAAAAAACAGCTCAATTTTATTTGACAATACAGTAATAAAACCATTTCAAGACTTAATACTAAAAGCCTTTGACACTATACTAGCATTTAACGACGTTAGCTTAAAGCTATACATTAAAACACTACAGCCGCTAGAGTTTGTAGACCTAGAAAACGCTAAAACAAGCGAAGAGGTCGAAGAGCAAACAGGGCAAAAACTGTCTTTAGCAACAAAACAAATAGACGGTAGGACAGCGTTTGACACAAAAGAAGAGGCAGAGGCAGTAGCAAAGGAAATGGGTTGTAAAGGACATCACACTCACGAATTAGACGGCGAAACCTGGTATATGCCTTGTGAAAGCCATGACCTTAAAGCGCCTTGCTGGGACGGTTACGAGCAAATAGGTACAAAAATAAAAGACGGTAAAGAAGTGCCAAACTGCGTACCAATGTCGGCAGCTGACGAAATGCGCGAAAAACTTTACGAAAACCTTATGCAACTAGGCGAAGACGAAGACCTGGACAACTGGGAATTAATTGACGCTAGACCAGCAAACGAATACGACAAAGACATACA